CACTAACAGCTCTTGTTGCTGATGTTGAGTATGAAGAGTGGCCTACAGAGTTACCACCATACATAGCACAACCTTGGGATTGTATGTCCCATGACCACGCTGTCTATAAGATAGAGCGGGCAACACCTGCTCCTTGGGTAGCAAAAGTAGACGGGGAGTTTTTTCCTGCTAAATACTATTTTACTGTTGATTATACTAATCATGAGGTAGCTGACGACCCTGCACAACATAAACAAAGTCATGTACTTGAATTATTAGATGCAGGAGAGTATACTGGTAATATTGTTGCTCTACCCAACAATAGAGTTCGGGTCACACACCCTGCGTGGTTTGAAGTAGGTCAAGGCGCACCAGATTTTAAACCAAATCAAAATATCTATCATTCTAAAGAAAATGTAGACTACGTATGGGACGTTGGTCGAGTTTTCAACAACTTATATAAGGAGTCTGACGATGAAGATGAAAAAGAAGGGATTTAAAGCTGGTGGCATGAAAAAGAAGGGTTATGCCATGGGTAAAATGGTTGGTATGAAAAAGAAGGGTTTTGCCATGGGTAAAGCAGTAAAACCTGATTTTATAGATATCGACAAAGACGGTAATACAGAAGAGTCAATGAAGCAAGCCTCTATGGACATGAAAAAAGAGGGTGGTGCAATAAAAAAGATGGCTGCTGGCAAAATGGTCAACATGAAGAAAAAAGGTTATGCCAAGGGTAAAATGGTTAAAAAGGGTGCTGCTAACGGTGGTAAGAAAAACGGTAAAGCCAAAGTTCGTGGTGCAGGTATAGCCAGAAAAGGTGTAAGACCCGCAAAGATGAGGTAGTCATGCGTAGGTATTATAAAAGCGGAGGTAAGATTTGTCCCAAAGGGAAAGCTTGGGCTAAACGAACCTTTGATACTTATCCTAGTGCTTACGCCAATATGGCGGCTTCTAAGTATTGTAAAGACCCTAATTATGCAAAAGGTGCAAAGGGTAAAAAGAAAAAGAAGGCAGCATGATGATGAACACAAGAAAAAAGGCTACTGTTAAAAAAGTGATACGGGATCTTAACAAAGCGTCCCGTTCACATGCAGGTCAAGCTAAAAAGTTAAAAAAGGTCATAGGCACAACTAACGGTAAGAAAAGAAAGAGATAATGGGCGCACTTAAAGATTGGGTAAAACAAGACTGGGTTCGTATCGGTACAGACGGCAAGATCAAAGGCAAGTGTGGTACGTCTAAAGATAAAAAGAACCCTGATCGTTGTTTACCAAGAAGTAAGGCAAATAGTTTATCCCAGTCTCAAAGAGCTGCTACCGCTAAAAAGAAGAAGCGAGAAGGTGCAAAAGGTAAAACAGTGGTAAAAAATACAAAACCTGCTACAGTAAAAATGAGTAATGGTGGGTTAGCCAGACGAAGAAGGTCTATAGCCAGAGGCTGTGGGGCAGTTATGGAAAAAAGAAGGAAGCAAACTTTATATACATAGGAGCAGATTATGGCAGATTTAGAAATGTTATATGTTAAGAATGGAGAGGGCAATAACCCTCTTTTTCAAATAGGCACTAGAAACGAAGATGGCAGTTATAATATTATGTATACTGACTATCTAAAAGAGCATCAAGCTATTGCGTTTCTTGAAAAATTAAAAAGTCAAGAAGAGCCAGTGGTAGAGGCTGTCGTGGAAGAAGTAGAAGAGGAAGAGGAGTCTTCTAATATACCTGACTACAAAGGTATGAGTAAAAAGAAGTTAGAAGAAACCATGAGAAGTTATGGTATAGAGTTGGACAGAAGAAAAAGTAGGGCTGCTTTGTTAGAAGAAGTAGAAATGTTTTTTGACGGTAAATTTACTTAGGAGTTATTAAGCTTATGGCTACTACAGGCACTACAGCATTTGACATGGACTTCACAGAGATTGCTGAAGAAGCATGGGAACGTGCTGGTCGTGAAATGCGTTCAGGGTATGATCTACGCACAGCTCGTAGATCTATGAATCTTCTTACGATTGAGTGGCAAAATCGAGGTCTTAACTTATGGACGATAGATCGACAGACTGTATCTATAACTTCAGGAACCTCACAATATACTTTGGCAGCAGATACGATTGATGTATTAGACCAAGTTATAAGAGAGAATGATGGTTTATCCACACAATCTGATCTCACCATAAGTCGTATTGGTGTGAGTACGTACGCATCTATCCCTAACAAGTTAACAGAAGGTAGACCAATCCAAGTTTGGATAGAAAGACTTCGTACTGCTCCTAGAATTAATCTATGGCCTGTTCCTAATAAAAGTTATACTTTTGCATATTGGAGAGCCAGAAGAATAGAAGATGCTGGTAATGGTGTAGAAACAGCAGATATGAACTTTAGATTTTTACCTTGTTTAGTAGCAGGGTTAGCTTATCACATTGCTATGAAAACGCCTGAGTTGGCTGATCGTATAACTTTATTAAAGACTGCTTATGATGAACAGTATGCTTTAGCTGCTGGAGAGGATAGAGATAAGACATCTGAACATTTTGTGCCAAGAGTAGGAAGGATATAGTATGAGTGAGAAAGATAAAAATAAAAATAAGAAGAAAACGTTAGACCCTGAAACTACTAAAGCGAGAAAAAGACAAGCAAAAGAAGTTCTTATGGGAAACATACCGCAAGAATTAACTCAAGCAGGTGTAAAATCTCCTACAGTGGACGAGAGTGCCGATACCTTCAGAGAATTTACTAATAAAAAAGGAATGCCTTCTGATTATGGTTTGGCTGTGGGACGGGCTATGAATATAGCTGATCAGTATGATAAATTAAACAAAGAACGTGCAATGAAAAAAGAAGCTAGTCTTGACCTGAGTGGCGGTGGTTTGGCTAGGAAAAAAAGATCTAAAGAAAACGGTAAGGTTCGCGGAGCGGGTATAGCCCAAAAAGGTGTTAGGAAGTGTAAAATGGTGAAGGCTAAATGACAAACAAGTTTGCGTCTAAAAAAAGAGCTATTGCAGAGTGCGATGTCTGCGGTTTTCAGTTTAAACTACGTGAGTTGAGAAGCAAGATTGTTAGAGGTAGAGATACTAACATCTTAGCGTGTCCTGAATGTTTTGATGGTGATCATCCACAAAATAGGCAGGGTATGTTTCCTGTAGATGACCCACAAGCCATTCAAAATCCAAGACCTCCTGGGCATCTTGATAGTAGTAGGAATATACAGTGGGGTTGGAATCCTGTAGGAGATGCCGTCAATAATTTTAATTTAAGTCCTAATAATTTATCTGCCACGGGGGCAGTTGGAGAAGTAACTGTAACAACGAGCTAGATTATGAATTACACATCTTTAAAAACAAACATTCAAGATATATGTGAAACATCTTTTACAGATGATCAGTTAGCTTTGTTTGTTCAACAAGCAGAGCAAAGAATCTATAATACAGTACATATTCCTGCAATGCGTAATGTTGATAGTGGGCCTCTTACAGCTACAAACAAATTATATACTACACCAGATGGATATTTATTTACTTACAGTTTGGCAGTGATAAGTAGTAGCACTACTAACTATTTGTTAAATAAAGATGTTAATTTTCTACGTGATGCCTTCCCTGTGAATACTAGTGCAAAATATGGATTACCTAAATTTTATGCCTACCACAGCACTTCAGGATCTAAAATAAAATTGATGCTTGCACCTACTCCAGATCAAAATTATGAGATAGAGCATATATATGCTAAATATCCAACATCTATAGTAACAGCAGGTGGTACTTATTTAGGAGATAATTTTGATTCTGCATTGCTAAACGCTGCTTTGGTGGAAGCTGCTAGATTTCAAAAAAGTGAACCTGATATTATACAAAACTATGATAAGATGTTTTTAGAATATATTACATTATTAAAGAATACAATGGACGGTAAGCTAACTCAAGATTACTACCGTTCAGGACAACCGAGGGCAGATGTGAGATAGTATGGCATTTACTGGTAATTTTATGTGTACGTCATTTAAGGTGGCATTGTTAAATGGAGAGATGGATTTTAGTAGTGATACTTCTCAGACATTTAAGATTGCTTTGTTCACGTCTAGTGCCACATTAAATGCTAGTACAACCGCTTATTCTACTACAAATGAAATTTCAGGAACAGGTTACACGGCAGGTGGTAATACATTAACTATATCTACTAATCCAACAAATGCCACTTCGGGTACGACTGCATTTTTAAGTTTTTCAGATACTACTTGGGCTAGCTCTACTATAACAGCTAGAGGAGCTTTAATTTATAAAAGCGGAGGAACTAACCCATCCATTGCAGTTTTAGATTTTGGGGCTGACAAATCTTCTAGTAACAGCACGTTTAAAGTTGAGTTTCCAACAGCATCTGATACAACAGCAATACTACGTATAGGTTAAGGGGAATAAACCATGGCAAGTACATTTGAAAATGATCTCAGGCTAGAAGAGATAGGGACAGGTGAACAGTCGGGAACCTGGGGTGCTACTACAAACACCAACCTAGAATTAATAGCAGAAGCCT